TGTCTAAAATCACCACAAAACATAATTCTACAATTTTTACCAATTCTAGTAATTACAGAATCAAGTTCGTGTAAAGTACAGTTTGCAATTTCATCGACTATAATAATAGCATTATTAAATGTGACACCTCTAATAAATGAAGTTGTCATAAATTCAACTTGATTTTTATTTTTCATATAGTCGTATGCATCAGACCTTCCAAACAATTCTGTGAAAATGGCATAGTAGGGGGATTCATATGCCTTTGCTTTTTCTTTAGTATTGCCTGGAAGGAACCCCATGTCTCTTGTTGGAACAACACTTCTTATAATAACAATTTTATCATAATTAGAGTTTCCGTTTATTAGTTCATCAAGTCCAAGATACAAAGATATAAAACTTTTACCAGTTCCAGCTATACCGTGTAACATAAGATTTTTACCGTCATCATAAGCATCAAATGCTACTTGCTGATTTTCAGTTAATGGATTTATTGTCCTTATGTTGAATGATGGTTTCTTTAATTCTTTTCTTAGTACTCTTTTTTCTCTTCTTGATGACATGTATTACCTTCTTCTAGAAAGTGTTGATGGTTGAACGTGAAATCCCCCTAGAATGTTTACTTTTCATGTCCTTTAATAAATCCCTAAATCCTGCATCTGGTTTCTTTCCTGATACACCAGACACAATACTAGGAGCACTGACTAATTGAACTATGTGAGGATTTTCTTTTAAAAATGAATCTAACTCAGAGATAGACATAAAATCAGTAAACTCTTCATTTGTTAAATTATTTTTAAAACTGTATGTTGGCATCAGTAATCATCCTCATAAGACATAAGCTCTTGTATATTTTTAGTCTTCAGTGCAGTTTTTATTTTCCTTTGTTTTCTCCTTTTTTTCTTTTCTTCTCTCAATAGAATATCATCATTATATTCATCATATTCATAATCAAAATCTTTAAATCTATTTTTAACTCTACCCATTTTGAATCATTCCTGGAAATGCCTCTTTAACGTGTTGAATAGTAATGCCCCTAAATGGCAGCTTCTTTTCTTTCACAGCACACAGTAGAGTCGCATCTTTTGGATCTACTTGCTCTAAAAGCTCGATAAACATTTGTTCTCTTTTTGCAGTAGGCAAATCGTGAAATCCTTCTACAAAGTAAAGTATTTTTCTTGCTTCATTTATGAGAATGCCTTCTTGGTCTACTAACTCATTAGGTGTATACGGCGGATCGCCTTCTGGAAGTAACCATTTTACTGATTCATCAAACACACCCTGTAGAATAACTCTTATGACATAACTGTCATTTGCTCTTAGTGCATCTACTTTTTCTTTTGTTCTTCTTAGTTTACCAATTTTTTCCAAGACTTCATAGGTAGAGGTTTGCATTTATAACTCCATTAAAATTCAGAAATATTTTCAGTTAAATTTTTAAGTTTTTTTTCAATAAAATAATTCATCATTTTTGATCTATCATCGGTTTGATTTTTATTTTTCTCATCGTCAATTTTTTCAACAATATTATCAGGTATATAGTTCAAATCTATAAGTGTTTTATTTCTTTGATATCTTTTACCCAATTCTTTTTCTATAGAATTATCATCAAGTGACAGATAATAATCTAATCTTTTTCTTGTCATAGGTTTTTGTCTTTTTCCTACAACAAAAGTATCATCACTTGACAACACATTCGGAATGCCATCAGATGAATCACCCTTTAAAATATGTTCGAGTAAATATGTTTTAGGATCTTTATTAGAAATCCATCTTTTTCTCACAGGATCATATTGTTTTACTTTATCAGTATGTAACTGAATAAAATCTTTATCTGCTGAAAGAATCAGAATATTTTCTTCCTTATTTTGTTTTACCAAGGTTGCGATGATATCATCTGCCTCAGCACCTTCACATTTTAAAACTTTATATGGAAGATATTGTTTAATCTCTTCCGTTATACTGTTTATAAACTCAAAAATAGTCTTCCAGTCTAGTTCTGAATTTTCTCTATTTTTCTTTCTAGATCTTTTATAATATGGAAAATGATTATATCTCCAACAGTTTGAACCGTCACAGCATAAAATCATTTTTCCATATTCACTCTTAAATTTCATATTATAAGATCTTAAAGAATTCAAAATCATATGTCTTACCATATTTTCTTCTAATTTTGCATTAGTATGATTTCCAATTTGCATCATTAAGTTTGAAAGCATCACCTGACTTGTATCAACAATAATCATCTTCTTATTGGATATTTATATCCTCTCCTATTTTATCAGTGTCAAATTCTAAATCTAATTTTTTAGTCAATGCATATTCGTCAGTTTCTTCTTCTTTTTCAAAAACCTTCTCTGCTAAATCCTGAAAAGGATGTTTTACATCATAATATTTACAAAGTAAAGATCTTAATGATTCAACTATTAGATTAATATCCTTTACATCATTATCTTCAATTGCTTCTGAAGGAGGAAATCCTGCTATATCAATATTATTAAATAATGATGGTAGTATAATCATTAAAGCTTCATTAATATGATTTACTTTTATGTCTAAAATGTTTGATGAAAGTATTTTTTCATCATAGTCTGTTTTTTGTTGTATCTTTTCTATTGGAAATTGAATTACGTTATTATTTTCTGACATATGATATTATATTCCTTATTTCTGTAATTGTCAAGAACTATTCGTAACTCATAATTTTAGTTCCTTCGTCATAGAATTTGAAAGGAAAAATCTTACAATTTGTTTTATTTTTAAGAGTATGAATAACTTCCTCTCTTTTATCTTCCTTTACATAAAATACAAAGAATCCTCCACCACCAGCACCTAACAATTTGCCTCCAATAGCACCAGATTCTTTTGCTATATTGTAAATATTATCCAAATAATCCTCTGTAATATCATTTACAATCTGTCTCTTATTTATCCAAGATTGGTGTAAAAGATCACCAAAAGAGTCTAAATCTCCAGATAAAATATATTTTATTCCTTCAAATGCCAAATCTCTATTCTGTCTAACTTTATTAAATTTTTCATCATTTAACATAGCATCAGATTGTTTTTGAAGAAAATCATTTCCAACTCTACCTCTTCCACTGTACACTAACAATAAATTATCATTTAATCTTGGAATATTATCATTATATATTTTCCTAACTCTAACATTCCCATTACTATAAAATCTTAGTAAGTTAAACCCACCATAAGAAGCTGCATATTGGTCTTGCTTTCCTACAGGATATCCACACCTATTCATCTCAATATCACAAGCACGTTTTGCTATTGTTTCTTTTAATGCATCTGTATTATTTATCTTAAATAGACTATTAACAAGACCTACAGTAAAGGCAGAAGACGAACCAAGACCAGAACCATTTGAAAATATATCTGATAAAGATGCTATTGTTATTTCAGAATCTATATTAAAAAGTTTAAGAGATTCTTTTGAAATAATATGCTTCATTTCTTCAATGTTATCTGATTCATCAACAACATCAAACATAGTTTTAATAGGAAGATTTGGTGTTTTTCTCACAATAACGTGAATAAACTTATCTATTGTTACAGAAAGAGCAGCACCATCTTCTCTTTTGTAGAATGCAGGGGTATCACTACCCCCACTAAAGAAACTAATTCTTAAAGGTGTTTTCGAAACTATCATTGTGAATCATATACAAACACTTCTGATGGTTTGCCTCTAGATTCTTTTTCTTTATATTCATCAAGAAGATTTTTCATCATAAGTTCCCACATACCTTTAATTCTCTGAATATTATATCGAGAATCTACAAATGTTTTATTGAAGTTAATCATATCTTTATGGTTGTTGCTTTTAACAAACTCAATAGCAGCATTCAAATGATTTACAAACACATTTGCGTGTTTTCCTTTATCACTATTTCCCTGATACATAATATTTAAAGAACCAGAAGTTTCTGCTAATGCACCATAATTTGGATGTACACAAACAAGACCAGCAGACATTGCTTCTAACATTGCTCTACAGCTTGTCTCTACCCAGGTAGAAGGATAGGCAAAAATATGTGATTTGTTTAGGTGTTCTTTTAGTTCATTGTTTGGAACAAATCCGTGATATGTCATATTTGGATGTTCTCTAATCTCATCATATAATGGTTCGAACTGTTTATCCATTTCGTCCCAACCATAAATTTTAAAACTTGAAAACACATCAAGATGAATATTCTTATGACGTTCTGTCAAATATTTAAACACTGGAACAAGAATCTCTAGTCCTCGTTGTGGTGTTGATGTATATACCAATCTAATTGTGTCATTATCTTTTTGTAAACAAGATTCTGGTGCTGGTTCAATGCCACTTTCCAACACAATAGATTTATTATCATATGGAAGATTGTGAACTAGTTGATATCTTTGATATTGCCAGTCACTAATAAACACAAACTTATGAAAACTATCTAAAAATTCTTTATCTTTGAATTTTGCTGATTCTGGGTCTTCTGGCAAATCGTGGCACCAGAAAACTCTAATTTTTTCCCAATCAAAATCTCTTTGTCTGGAACAAATAATTTGAAACTCTTCAAGAAGTTTTGGGTCAATAATATCACCAAGCATTCTTTTAGCAATTTCAGTTCCACCATTTGCATTTTGTGAAATTTCGTTCTCTTCAAATCCCATTAGTCTATCCTGTATCCTGATTTTACTGCATCATCGTAAAACATTTGAACTGTTTCAATTGAAAACAAATCTAAATCTTTTCCGAATTTATCTACCTTTTTAATTAAATCTGGTGACATTGTAATAATTTCACAACCAGATTTTTCTGCTTGAACATAATTATATGCTTCTCTTGAAGAAGCCCAAAGAAACTCAATAGGTGTTCTTGGTTTCACTAATTTTCTATATAAAATAGATTCACTAATAATTTCTTCTGGATTTACTCCAGTATCTGCTATTCTACCAGCAAATATTGATATAATCATCGGAGTTTCAGAAACAACTCTTTCTATAATATCTACAACTTGCTCTGTTGTAAATACAGCTGTAACATTTAATTTTACATTTTCAAAATTAAGAGTATCAATAACATCGTAGTTATTAATACCTTTTGTATTTTGAACTGGAATTTTTACATAAACATCGTAGTCTTGTTCTTTACCCCAAGAATCAATTTTTCTTGCTTGATGAATCATTTCTTCTTTTTCATCAGCAAACACTTCTAGACTCAAAGATGTATTTGGTCTATTTTCTGCTAGATATTTAATAACTTTTTTTGAAAATTCTTCGTAATTTTCAACACCTGCTTCCCGCATCAGTGTTGGATTTGTAGTAAATCCTACTACTTTTTCGTTCTTTGAAAGCTCAACGATACTATCATAATCAGCACCATCAGCAAATAATTTAACCATATTTATCTCCAATAAGTTTACAAGCGTCTAATACATTATCAACTGCATAATGTGGCATAGTATATAGACATTTATCATAGGTTCCAAGAAAAATAGTAATCAAGTTCATTCTATTTCCTGCCATAACATCTTTCCATCTATCACCAATCATAAATGATGATTCTACATCAATATCATATTTATCAATCAAATGTTCTAACATACCAGTATTTGGTTTATATAGTTCTGAGTTTCTATCAAAAGCAATCATAATATCATCTATTTCAAGTTCCATTTCTAAATGTTTTGTTATTTCATTTAGAGTATCCATAGTCATTTTTTCATCTTTTACATCAGGTTGATTAGTGACTACAAATATTAAATATCCTAAATCTTTAACAAGTCTAACTGCTTCTGTTGCACCATCAATAAATTTAAACTCTCCAAAAGTCCAAGGTGCTCTATTATCAACTAGATGATTCAGTGTTCCATCTCTGTCAAAAAATATTGCTTTTTGTTTTACCATTTTGTTGGATTCACTTGTAAATCTGGATGTGAAACTAAACAATGCCAAATAACTGCTTGAAATGCTTCTGAGTGTGGAGTAACTCTATTTTCTTTAATGTACGGAACTACAACAGAAGCATTAGAAGCACGAACAGCATAACCATTAGGTTTTCCCACAATAGAAAGAACTGTTCCACCTTTTTTTCTAGCATAGTCAATCGCATTGATAAGATTAACTGATACATTTTTTTCTTTGCTTCCTCCACCAACTGAAAGAACAAACACACAATCATATTCACTAAATCTTGAAACTTTTAAATACTCAACAAATGTAGTTTCAAACCCTTCATCATTTGTTCTTGCTGATAATTCACTTACATTATCTGTAGGAGCATATGCCTCAATACCACAAAGTTTTCTTAAATCATTTACCATATGAGAAGCATTTGCTGCTGAACCACCAACACCTAAAACAAATACTCTACCCATATCTTTATAATCTTTTAGATAAGCAACCATTTTATGAATTGAATGTCTGTCAATTCCTAGTGCAATATCTTGAACTTCATACATATAATTATTGATGTGATTCATTAATTCTATTCCTCAATTCACTTGAACTAAAAGTATGTTTTCTAGATGTAAAGTATATAGTTATATTTCTTTCATTACATATACTTTCTCCAGTTATATCAATTCCTGAATTATTATACTCTTCTCCTAAAAATCTAATACCAATATCCTCAACACACAGTAGGTTTTCTAAATCTTGCTCTGTGTCATATGGAATGACATCATCTACATATTCACACCCTTTTAGTTGTAAATATCTTTCATAAACACTCTGAATTGGTTTATTTTTTGTTGTAGGTCTGTCAATAGTTGGATCGGTGTGTAATCCCACAATCAAATATTCACAGTGTTCTTTACATTCTTTTAACATCGCAATATGACCTGCGTGAAGCAAATCAAAAGCACCACAAGTAAACCCTATTATCATTATTAATAACCATCTATAATTTGAACATATCTAACATTAGCAATATCAAAAGTGAAATATTCACCATTCATTACATTAAATGCTGAAATAAGTTTTTTATTTTCCTCGTGAAACTTCTTCTCTTCCTTATAATCTTCTTCAATATATCTTTTAGGTAAAAGATCTGGTTTAAGTGTAAGTCTTACTACACCTTCATTGAAAGTGATTTCAATAACATTATGTCTTAAATCTTTTAAGACTTCATTTCTATTGAACATATTATTCTTTCCTGTAACTTGCTTTAATATTTTGTTTTTCTAATATTTTAAATCCATTGTTAAATAAAGATTCTTCCGTTTTGTCGTGGTCGTACATCCAAATATCATCGTAAACAAAAACAGTTCCTGATACAGACCTTTCTAAAAAGAAATCTGTTTCTAAAGTTACTGATTTGTTATCGTGAGGACCATCAAAAAATACAAATGCATATTGATTTAAAAGTGTTTTTCCGTCATTATATACAGGAACACCATCCGCA